TACAGTACCTGGCGCATTCGCGTCCTCAGAGCGATCTGGGACCGCATCCGGCAGTACTGGAACGAGGAGAAATGGATCCGCGTGACAGACGATCAGTCGACAACGCGTTTCGTGGGCCTCAATTCCACCATGACGGTCAAGGACGCGGTGATCGAGCAGTATGGCTTTGTGCCGCCGGAACTCGAGGGTGACGAGCGCCTGAACAACCCGGTGACCGGAAAGAACGGCGAGCCTCTGCCGCACAACCGCATTTCGGACATGGAGGTGGACATCACGATCGATGAAGTGCCGGATATCGTGAACCTTCAAGCCGAGCAGTTTGAGATTCTGGCCGAGCTCTACAAGGTCAATCCGGAGAAGGTGCCGTTTGATGCCCTCATTCAGATGAGCCAGCTTCGCGACAAGGACAAGCTGATCGGTGGCAAGCAGACGCCGGAGCAGAAGCAGAAGGCCCAGCAGAAGGCGCTGGCCGAGCAGCAGGACGCGCAGCTTGATGAGGCTGAGAAGTCCTCGCGCATCGAGAAGAATCGTGCCCAGGCGGCGGATATGATCGCCAGAGCGCAGCAGACAGCGATTGAGAATGAACTCCTCAAGAACTTTCCTGTTGCGCCAACGTCCCTGAGCCTTTAGTATTTTGACATCTGTCGCCTTCAGGGCGATTCGGGCCACCCACGATACGGGTGTTACGTGACTGCAACGAGAAAGCGGGTAAAAAGTGAGCGATAAAGTAAGCGAAGGGGCGGAAGCCCAAGAATCGGCTGATTTTCAGCCACAATCACTGAGTACGATCTTTGCGGCGGCTGATGAAGCGGCCAGCGAGGAAAAGTCGGAAGCGCCGGCGCCAGAGGGCGAGACACAGCCAAAGGCTGATACCCAGGCATCGGAAGACGACACGGGCGAAAAAGAGGCTGATTCGGCGCCGGAGTCAGACAAATCGGAAAGTGATTCGCATACCGTACCGCTCGCCGTGATGATGAAAGAGCGTGATGGGCGTAAGTCCGAGCGCGCGAGAGCCGACAGATTCGAAGCTGAGATCAAGGCCCTCAAGGAAGGCGACACCAAACGACCTTCTGTTTTCGACAATGAAGAGGAGTTTGTCTCTCACATCGAGAGCCGAGCGACTCAGATGGCCGAAAACAGGTTCTTCGCGATGTCAGAGAAGCTGGCGGTGGACTCTTTCGGTGAAGAAGTTGTTTCGACAGCAATGGAACGACTTGCCGAGATTGTTCAGACCAACCCGCAACTGGCCGTGAGGTTCAAGGATTCCGCGAGCCCTTACCACGAAGCGGTAAAGATCGTGGAAGAGCAGGAAAAGGTACAAGCCGCCCTTGATGGAACTCTGGAAGAGCAAGCCCGTGAAGCGGGCCGGAAAGACGCCCTGAAGGAGAAAGCCAAGCAGTCTCAGGAATCGGAAGAGTCGGAAATCCCATCATCACTAGCCGCCGTCGGATCAACTGGCGTCGGCGCTGGATCAAACTGGCAGGGCCCGACACCAATCAGTAAGGCTCTGCAATGATGAGAGATTTTAACTCATGGCAGACACTACAGCCGCAAGTGGATTAACAGTCCAACAGTGGGATGACGAATATTTCGTCGAATCCCTCAACGCCAACCACTTCTCGTTTTACTACGGGGAAGACAAGAACTCGGTCATCCAGCTCAAGGAAGACCTGACGAAGAAGCGCGGTGACTCGATCACGTTCGCTCTCGTCTCGAAACTCAAGCAGGCCGCGACCACCGGCAGTTCCACGCTGGAAGGTAACGAGGAAGAGCTTGAGAGCCACAGCCAGAAGTTCACCATCGACCAGTATCGCCACGCTGTACGGGTGCAGGTGCTCGAGGAGCAATTCTCGGCCATCCCGCTCCGGAACGCCGCGAAAGATGCGCTGATGGAATGGCACATGGAGCTCATCCGCGATCAGATCATCGAAGCGATGGGCTCAATCAACGGCGTTGCCTACGCATCGGCCACAGAGGTCCAGAAGGACGCCTGGCTGGTTGATAACGCTGACCGCGTGCTCTTCGGTGCCGCGACCAGCAACAACGCCTCAAACGACCACAGCGCCGCTCTGGCGAACATCGACACGACCAACGACAAGCTGACGACTGCCGCTATCTCGCTGATGAAGCGCCTTGGCAAGAACGCCAGCCCGAAGGTCCGTCCGGTATCGCCGCGAACACGTCACTCTCGCTCTGACGCTTACGTGCTGTTCACCGGTTCACTGACACTGCGCGACCTGACGGAGAGCACTGCCTTCCAGCAGGCCAACCGTGATGCGCGCAACCGCGGCACGACCAACCCGCTGTTCACTGGCGCCGACTACGTGTACGACAACGTCGCCATCATCGAGATCGAGGACATTGACGTGATCTCGGGTGTGGGTGACTCGACCAGCGACGTTGCCCCGGTGTACCTCTGCGGTGCTCAGGCAATCGGTTACGCCATTGCAAAACGTCCCCAGACGGTCGAGGAAGAGTTCGATTACAAGGACAAGCAAGGGTGTGCCGTTCGCATGTGGCACGAAATCGACAAGCTGCGGTTTGGCACCGACAACGACATCGACGATCCCAAGGATCACGGCATCGTCACGGGCTACTTCTCAGCAGTTGCTGACTAACAGGAGATTTGACTCATGGCAGCAGAAACTCTGACATCTGACCAGGCGGCGGCAACCGCTGCGGTCTACAAGCCCACCGGCGCCGGACTTGTCGCCAACTCACGCGGGGCGTATGCAATTGCGGCCAACGTCGAGGACGGTGACATCTTCGAAATGTCCAAACTTCCGGCAGACGCGGTTGTGTTCATGGGGCACTTGTTTGCGCCTGACATCGACTCAAACGCGACTGAGGAGCTGGACATGGACATCGGCTGGGCAGCCAATGGTACTGAAGCGGCAGATCCGGACGGTTTCGGCAATCTTGGCGTCCTGACGGGCGACGCGGTTGCTGGCATCAAGCCGGAAGTCGGCATCTCCATGCCTTACGGTGGTGTACTGATCTCAACGGGAAGCCAGCCCTTCTCGGCAGAGACGACCATTCAGGTCGAGGCCAACGCGGCAGCCGCCACGTTCGCCGCCGGTACGCTGACCACCAACACGCTGTTTAGCGTTCCGTAACAGTAGCCCCTGGGGGCCTCCGGGCCCCTTTTTTTTGCAATAGGAGAGGCCCGTGGCAACCCTTGCAGTGATTCGCAAAGATGCGCTTGAACTCTTGGGGCGGGCCAATCCGTATGACACCGTTGACAGCACGCTGGACACCGACATCGGCGATGCCTATACGCAACTGTGGAATGAACTGGAAACGCGGCAACTGGCCTTCTGGGGCCTCACAGAAGACGTACCGGACAGATTTGTGCGTATGGTCAAGTATCTCTTGGCCTACTTCTACGGCGGAGAGGTCGCGGTCTCGGACACGCGCTGGCAACGGATTGTGATTGTCACCGGTCAGGACGGCGAGAAGGGCTTTAAGACGATCCGTCAGATGGGCGCCGGCACCAACACCAACCCGATCATCGCCGGCCAATTCTACTAGGAGCGCCCATGCCCCGCGTTGGCATCCCTCTCGGCACCAACTACTCGAGCACTCGACTTTCGGCGGCCTCGCAGAAGACCGTCAACATGTTTCCGCATTCGACTCGCGGATTCCGTCAATTCCCCGGCCTCGCTAGATTTGGGAGTTTGCCAGCCGCCCCTCAGTTTGAGGGGTCAATTGACCTTTTTCAGCTCACCCTAGGAGCCTTCAGCCTGGCCGACAACCCTGGCTACGCCAAACCGTATTTCGCCGACATCTCGTTTGACACTGACGGCGACATCTTCTCTGCATTGCACAGCGATTCGGTTGACGGTGATGAGCGTACGCTGTACATCGACTGCACGGGTAACGAATTCGACATTCTGAACGAAACCTCCTACAGCGCGAGCAATTTCACCTCTCGCGGCAGTGGTGTCGGCTATGCTTTCAATGCGGTGGGGGACAGGGCTTTCGGCGCAAGCGGAGACCCCAGTCAAACGAAAATTGTCGCTTACATCGTCGTAAACACCAGTGGCGGGCAATACCACGCGGCTTACGCTGCGTTGGGGGACGACAACTACATCACCGGCAACTTCTACTTGGGCACCAACATCCCCGCGGCCATCGGCGGCATCGCCGACATCAAATTCAACAACGACGGGTCTAGCTTCTACCTGCTCGACTCGGTAAACGGCAAGATTCACCAGCTCGCTTGCCCGTCGGCAAACTACGATCTGCGGGGCATTACCAGCTCGACAGTCATCACTCACACGATGGACTACACAGCCGACATTGCAGCGGGAGACGCGGTGTCATTTGATATCAGTTCTGACGGCACCCGATTCATGGTGATGGACGACAACAACCGCACGCTCCAGTTCTACAGGCTGACTACGGCTTGGGACCTGTCCACCGAAGTCGTAGATCCGAGACAGGAAGACCTGACCGAGATTCCGACAGAGGATCCAAATCCAATCGTTTGCCGCTTCTTCAACGATAAGATTTTCATCCTCTGCGACGATGACTCAGACGGGTCCACAGCTCCGACGAGCCAGAAGGTCTACCAATATTCATCCTTCAAAGGATTCGGCACCGAGCGGGCGGCCATCGAGATGAACGGCATCGCCTACGCTGTGGTCGGCAATCGACTGGTGTTTTTTACCGATGCAGGCAATGGCTATGGTCTGAGTGGTAAGATTGACGGTTTAGGGAGAATCAGCGCGGACACAGACGGCACAAATCTGGTGATCCCGGCTGGTGCAAAGAAGTACAACTACACAGTTGCTGGCGGCATCGTAGAGATCACTGATGCCGACCTGGGGGACGCGAACACAGTCGGCTTCCTCGATCGACGCTTTACCTTCGAGCAGGACGGTACGAACGCTGATTTTGTCGACAGCGACATCAACGATCCGACCACTATTCAGGCGATTAACCGAGGGGTGACCGGATCTGATGACGACAACTGCATTGCCGTCTTCACGGTGGGCCAGCTTGCTTACATGATCGGGCAGCGCACGATTGAGCCGTTCAAGACAATCGGCTCAGGCAACCCGCCAAAGCGCCGACAGACCGTGATCGAGCGCGGCATGATTGGCCCCTACGCCATTGACGAGATTGACGGCATCATTTACCTGATGGACAACAACCGCAGGCCAGCCGTCATGAAGGGTCTGACGATCCAGCCAATCAACCTGTCGACCTCACTGGGCAGGGTCTTTGACACCATGACAGACCCCTCTGACTGCACTGTGTCCTGCTTCTCCTGGGAGAACGAGAACTTTGCGGCGTTCAGCTTTCCGACAGACAGCCAAACCTGGGTCTATCACGAGCCTTCGAAGTCATGGTTTGAACTCCAGGACTCTGCCGGCGGCCGGTACCCAGCCGCGTCTTTTGTTCAGATTTACAGCAATGTGCTGGCGTTTGGCCTGACGACGGGGAAGATATACGCCCTGTCTGCGACGGACTACCGGCAGGATCACGCCAACGTGACGCGCACCAAGCACACCGGCCTGATTACCTCCGAGCTCTTCGGCGAAGAAGGCCAGGACATGGAGATCGAGGTTCTCTACCTGACGTTCGAGTCCACCGGTGCAGCCACTGTCACCGTCTCAGTCGCCACAGAGGCCGATCTGACGACGTTTTCCCGTTCACGTGACATAACCCTTGCCGCTGGCGTACAGACGGTTGAACTGCCTCTGTGGGGTGTTTCACGTGAAACCATCTTCCAGATCGAGACATCGGCCAACGCGAAAGTAGACCTGATTGACGCGGCGGCTGAGATTGAGGTCTTGCACGGATGAATGACCGGATTCTGTTTGATCCGCGTGCCTCGCTGGTATCGCCACAGACGCTGGAAGACCTCATTGAAGGCTACAACCAGATGAGGGATTGGGCGATCGATGTCTGGTCGCTGATTGAGCCGTTCCGGCTTGAGTCGGCTGACGACATTACGTTAGGCGACACGCCGTCGATCTCGGTCATTATGACCAACACCACCTCCAAGACCGTGACCCTCTATGAGACGCCGCTGGACGGCTATGAGGTGTACATCTTCAAAACCGATGCAGCGGTCGTCATTGATCCGGGCCCCAACTATACGGTCGCTGGCGGATCCTCACTGACGGCTGACGATGCTCAGCTGCTCAAGTTCGATGAGGGCAACGGCGACTGGAAGGTTGTTGCGCAGCACCATGCGGGCGGATTTGTCACCCTCGACACGGCGCAGACGATCACCGGGGCCAAGACGTTCACGGACACGATCAACGATAGCGCTACGAATGCGGAGAAAGCAAACATTGCGCTAAACTCTTTTAACATAGCTGTGAACGGCGCTATGACAGTTCAAAAAATGGTTGATGGCGTTAGCGATGTGTTCACGGATGAGACAGGTATCGACAAACTCAGGAGCATTGATGAGAGTTATAATGCTGCTGATGGGAGTTATAGTAATATCGTACTTTCCCCAGACTATGTCTCTAACCCGCCCACGTTTGATGGTGCGTTTAGTGTTGTAGCACAAGAAATCAGCCCACAGGGCATGTTCGTTTCTAACGACAACACAAAGCTTTATGTTATAGGTCTCTCGGGAGACGACATAAATCAGTATTCAATCACATCATCAGATTTTGTCGCTAGCCCACCCACATTCGACGGCGTGTTTAGTGTT